AATCCCAGTTGGTCGAGGAAAGGAAATACCAGGTAGCAGAGGTGGCAAGGTGGTTTAATATTCCTGCTCATCTGGTTGGTGACTTAGAACATGCAACATTTTCAAACGTCGAGGAACAGACCAGGGAATTTGTCTTATATACCATGATGCCGTGGCTTGTCAGATGGGAACAGGCGATGGACACCCAACTGCTGACACAAGCAGAACAGCAGGATATGTTTTTCAAGTTTTCGGTTCAGGCATTACTCAGGGGAGATGCCAAGAGTCGTTCAGAATATTACGCATCCGGCAAACAGTGGGGATGGTTGAGCAGTAACGACATTAGGCAATTTGAGGACATGAACGAACTGGACGAAGGTGGCGGTATTTACCTTCAGCCTTTAAATATGGTGGATGTGGAAAACCCACCTGTAGCACAAGAAAGAAAAGAGGAAAGGCAAACGAGAGAAGACAGGGAAGCAAGGAAAAGACAGCAGTTTGCATTTTCCATGCAGGATGCTTTTGCAGATGCTTGGCGGAGAGTAGTAAAGGCAGAAGTTCAGGATGTCAGTAAGGCAGTAAGGAACAATTTTAAAACGAAACCAATTATAAGGGATGCCAACAGTTTTGAACGGTTCATGGACAATTATTATGCTACTCATGGCAGGGTAATAAGAGAACGCACAGGATCTCTTTACCAGGCACTGTTTTCATATGTCAGGGAAATGCTGATTGCCGATACTGGAGTTCCTTTGACTGATGATGAGGTGAGGAAATTCACAGAAGAGTATTTCACTAATTTAATTTATGATTATAACAGTTCATCGCAGGGTCAGCTTTTGTCTTTGGTAAGAGATGCGGAAATTGCTGATAAGGATGTGCCACAAGAGCTTTTGGAAAGGCTTTCACAGTGGGAAGAACGCAGACCAGGCAAACTAGCAAAAATGGAAACCTTCCAAGCGGTCAACGCAATGACAGCAACGACTTTTGCAGTAGCAGGAACGGTTTCTGCGGTGCGGTGGGTGACCTTTGGAAAAACTTGTCCTTACTGTAAGACGATGAGAAACAAAACCACTCCAGTCAATACGCAATTTGCAGGAGATGGTGATGAAGTACAATCCGCAGAAAACGATGGAAAAGTAATGCGAGTATATAAGAGGATGAAACATCCGCCACTTCACAGAGGATGTGATTGTGGACTTGCACCAGTTTAAGGAGAAGAGAAAATGCCAATTTTGACACCAAAACCAAACGAGTCAAAAGATGACTATATTGAAAGATGCGTTGCTGATCTTTCGGACAAGAACGAAGGACAGGATGCACAGCAAAGAGTAGCAATCTGCAACACTTCATGGGAAGGCTACAGGTCAGGATTAGGATCAGAACTGATGGAAAAAAGGGCAGTAGTTTCAGAACTTCGGGTGGCTCAAGACCAGGAAAATCTTTTGACCGGTTATTCTGCGGTTTATAATGTTTGGTCAAACTCAATGGTGGGTTTTGAAGAAAGAATCACCGAGGGTGCATTTGATCGGGCAATTAAGGAACAGCAGGATGTGAGAGCTTTATGGAATCACGATCCTAATTTTGTTTTAGGCAGAACCAAAAGTGGAACACTTAAATTAAGTTCAGACTCTCATGGTTTAAAAGTTGATATTAATCCACCAGCTACGCAGTGGGCAAAAGACCTGGTGGAGTCAGTCAGAAGGGGTGATGTAGATCAAATGTCTTTTGGTTTTATAGTTAGGAAAGATAAATGGTACGAAGACAAAGAGACAGGGTCGGCAAAAAGGGAATTAATAGATGTGGATTTATTTGATGTGTCGCCAGTCACCTATCCGGCATACCCAGAAACTTCACTATCAGCACGAGATCAAATGCTTTTGGTAGCACAAAGAAAAGTGGAACATTCTCTGTCCTTGAACGAATCCGAGTCATCGCTTATAATGCAGCTTGCTGAAAAACTTGAAGATGTGGACGCATCTGAAGGGTCACAGAGCAATGAGGATCACCATCGGATGCTGGAGATTTTGGCTCACAGTGAACAGATCAGACTAAAAAATTTAAACAGGGAATAAGTATGAATTTGATTAATGACCAAAAAGTCAGAGATCATCAAGGCAAAATAAACACCTTAGTCAAAGAGATGCGGAGCATGGTTGAAGCATCTATGAGTGACGAGGTCAAGCCTATGACATCTGACCAGTGGGACACATATAACCGCAAAGATGCGGAAGTGACCCGACTGGATCAAGAGCTTCAAGCGTATCAAAAATTGCATGATACAGAAGACCGGTTCAGTCAACCAGTGGCACAGCCAGAAATCCCACAGGTAAAAGAAAAACAACCAGAAGTAGATGATGATCTTGCCTACAGAGGATGGAAAAAAGCAATTCTGGGTAAAGAAAGCAGGGATAGAATTTCTGGGGAAGAAAGAAATGCTTTACAAAGCTATTACAACCAGAAAGAATCCAGAGCATCTTTACAAGTAGATGATTTAAGTGGTGGTGGTTACAACGTAGTACCAGAACGGTTTTTAACTGAACTGTTACAAAAAGTAAATGATTCAATTTACTTTCGAGGATTAGCCACAAATCTTGAAGTTTTAGACGCTGTTTCACTGGGCATCCCAACGCTTGAGACAAAAGAGACAGACGCAGACTGGCAGGGTGAAGTAGCCACTGTTCCAGTCAGTACTAATTGGGTTTTTGGGAAAAGGGAACTTTATCCGCACTTGTCAGTTAAACTGGTCAAGGCTTCCAGAAATTATATCAGGAACGCATCTCAGCCAGTAGCAGACTGGATTCAGGGTGAATTTGCCAGACTTTTTGGAGAGACTGAAGAGAATGCATTTCTTACAGGATCAGGCAGTCAACAGCCTCTAGGGGTTTTTACTGCGAGTTCTGATGGTATTTCTACCAGTAGAGATGTCAGCACTTCAAATACTACAACGACTATAACCGCTGATAATTTGATTGAGGTGGCATACAGTTTGAAAGAATCCTACTTCAACCGATCCACTTGGATTGGTCACAGGGACTGGGTTAAAAAAGTAAGACTGCTTCAGGATGATCAGGGACAGTATCTATGGCAAGCAGGGATAGCAGGAAACAGACCGAATACAATAATTGACAGACCATACAAGATGTCGGAATTTGCTCCAAACACTTTTACTGCTTCTCAGTATGTCGCAGTGTTGGGGGATTTTAAACTGTATTACATAGCCACCGCACTTGATATGCAACTACAGGTCTTGCAGGAATTATACTCTGCAAATAACCAGGTAGGCTTTATAGGACGCATGCAGGTTGATGGAATGCCGATTTTCGAGGAAGCATTTTCACGATCTCAGATGGCGGCGAGTTAAGAGGTAATTATGGGAATTAGAGGATTAAACTCAGAATCAGAAGTCAGGGTGGTTGCATCTCATCGAGCGGCAGGTACATCCAATTATAATGCAACTCCAGTGGACATGCAGGGATTTGAAGGGGTCAGGTTTACCATACCTATCAGCACTTCAGCAAATACCGCATCTGTGATTGCAACATTTGGCGAGGGTGCAAGCACTTCTGCTTTCACTACACTATCAGGGACATCAGTGTCTCATACTGGAACAGCAACGGCAGTTTCAAAGGTTATGCTGTGTGATATATACCGTCCTAAAGACCGGTATATTCAAGCAACCGTAACCAGAGCAACGGCAAACGCATCAGTAGGAGCAATAACTGCGGAACTTTATGGCGGATCAAAACTATCCACCACAAACTCCACCGCATATGGTGTTTCTGATACGGACACAGTATTTTCACCAAGTACTTAGATTATGGAAAGCAGGGAAAGAAATTTCCCTGCTTTACCAAATGAACCCAATGAATTAGTTTTATTCCTGTATCTAAAGTTTTAATAAATAGGAGAACAGGAAAACCATGTCCGAAACACAAGAGTGGGATATTCCATTAACTGGGAAAAAGACAGTTGCTATTGTCGGGTTTGCTCCATCGTCGTTTCTGTCAGCACCTTACAAAAACGAAGCCATCGAAATCTGGGGAATAAATGAACTTCCCATAGTTCAGGGAGTCAGCAGAGTCACCAGGCTATTCCAACTGCACACAAGGAAGGAATACAGCAAAGGCAAAAACGCAGGGAAAATAATTGACTGGATGAAGTCGGCAACTATCCCAGTCTACATGCAGGAAAAAGAAAAAGAATTTCCCTCATCTGTCAAGTTTCCCATAAAAGAAGTTTTGGAAATAACCAAGACCAACTATTTCACTAATTCAATTTCTTACGTTTTAGCCTTTGCCATTCTACAGGGAGCAAAGAAAATCGAACTCTGGGGAGTGGATATGGCTCGGATAGAAGAGTATGAAGCACAGCGACCAAGCGTTGAATACTTCATAGGTTGGGCAAGAGGTCTGGGGGTTGAGGTGACAGTGCCAGAGCAATCGGATATTTTACATACCACCCACCTATACGCATTTCAGGAAGAAAAACTATTACCGATTCAAAATAAACTCCTGAGACGGAACAAGGAATTGCAAGACCGACACGCACAGGCACTAATGAAAACCAGAAGATCCGCAGAAGAAGAGGCATATGTCCTTGGAGCAAAGCACGAAAACGAGCAAGTACAAAAAGCCTACTTTCCTTTAAAATACAGACCCAATAGAGCTATAGAGTGAATCATTTGCTTCGAGGATTGCTGTAGTGGCACTTTGTGGGGTCAAGTGGTATAAGTAATCAATTAAAATTATAGAGGTTAATATGGACGGTATAGATAAGTTGAAGGCGATCCTGGCACTGGTTCTGGGTGGTGGTCTGATAGCCACACTGCTGAGTGGTTTTTTGGTAAGCAAATCAGTCAAGAAGGATTAGCACTTGCACTAAATCTATAACTAGGTTATTAATATATTAATATCAATCAACCCTCCACTCCAAGGATAGTTTTCGACCCTTCTTTTCGAAGGGTCTTTTTTTTACTTCAAAATAAATTAATTAAGCGTATTAAGCGTATTAAGCGTATTAAGCGTATTAAGGTAAGTAGTTACTATCTCGTGATATCTCTTTAATAATGAGGGGAGTCTCCTCCCCACAATTTAGAAAAACAATATTTTACTGTGAATAAAATATAGAAGGTATCTCCTTAGTTAAAAATGTATTAGCCGTTAACAACGGCAAGGGGTCAACGACCCTTTATAATTATCCTTCAGACTCCTTTGATTTAAGATGGAAACAAAGTACTGGAAAAGCCAAAAAGAATACACCAATTTTTATTACATGCATATTACCTAAATATTGCCTGTTGCATTTAAGTTTTGAAATCAGTGGTCGATAAACAACCAAGGAGAAAAAACATGGGTTGTTATTTTAATTCAGATGTTCCTTTCTATTACGAAGAGGACAAAAACGGAAAGCTGTTCAGGATGCCAAAACTGAGACATCCGGAGAATAAAAAGGTGGCAGAAAAGATAATAAACAAAGTACTTGAAAAGAAGTAGTTGACACTTTATTCAATAGGCAGTAATTTATTGATCAAGGAGAACACATTATGAAAATTGTAGAAAAAATAACAGGAATGGAAATAAAAAAAGAATTCTGTTTAGAGACTATGGAAAACAAAAACGAATGGTTAATGTTGGCAAAAATTGGTGAAAGGTTTTATATCTTTTCTCATAATAGTTTTACAGGAAAAATCAGAAGAGGCTTAAGAGCAGATAAGCCTACTGATGGCGGAGAAAGAATTGCAAATTTTACTTCTAAGGGAATTAAGTTTGTGTCTACTGGCAGAAGCAAATCTTATGCTTATGTATTGTTTAACAAATTAACAAAGAAACATAATAACTACTCAGGGGAATTTCATAGTCCAGATTTTGAATAGGGAGATTATGCGATAGAAAAGAGCCACTCTTGCGAGTGGCTTTTTTTTTGCATAAATAAAACCAGTGTGATAATATGAAAAAATATGAAGATAAGACTCAGGACGAATTATAGCACTCCTGCAAAGACTGCGAGGGCAGGAGACATTATTGATGTTCCAGACGATGAAGCAAAAGATTTGTTAGAAGGAAAATATGCGGTGGTTGTTCCAGATGAAAAACCACAGCCAAGAAAACCTGTCCCAAGACCAAAGCCAAAAGTGACTCCATCTGATGAGAATGTAAGGACACGCAGAAGGAAAAAAGAAGAATGAGAAAATGCAAAAATCCTGACTGTTCCACAGATGAGATATTGGACGAACATATGACAATTTGTGTATCATGTGGACACGTTACAGAAGAGGTGAAGAAAAAGAATGGGACTAGACACAAACAACAACCTGACAACCCTGGCTCTAGCAAAGCAGTACATAGGGTCAACAGGGACAACTGACTTTGACTCTCGGATAGAGTCAGCCATAAATTCAGCCAGTCATAGAGCAAATTCCCACACAGGCAGACTTCTGAAAAAAAGAAGTTATGACGAGATTTACAATGGCGATGGATCTCAAAGAATGCTGACCACCCATTATCCAATAGTAGAAAGTTCATCATCACAAATTCAGGTGTATGTGGTAGGAGCAAGGGACAGTTTTGCTTCCACCACAGATTTTGATTCTGATTCACAGGTGGATTATTCGGATATCTTTGTAAATTCAGAGCGTGGGGAAATCAGATTAAAAGATAATGATTTTATGAAAGGTACGGAAAATATCAGGGTGGTTTATTCGGCAGGATATTCAACAACATCCGCCAGTACTTCATCAGATCATATTCCTGCGGATCTCCAGGATGCTGTTCATGAAACAGTGGCTTTTCAGTTTGAGAAGCAAAGGCAGAGAGCGTGGTTGACTCGAAGTGTCGCCCATGATGATGGATCGGTGAATTTTTATGACACTATGCCACAGATGGCATGGTCAGCACTGGACAGTTACAAAGATTACCGTGGCTAGATATACCGCAGACGCATATCAAAAGAAAATAAACCGCCTAGTGAAAAGATCTCCTGCAAGTGCAGGGAAAGGACTGCAAAAAGGAATCGATAAAATCGTAAAGGAAGCAAAAACCCGACACTTAGTACCACCAAGAATGCCAGTGGGTGTAGGAAGTGAGACAGAACCAAGAATTGCATCCAGAGGAACGATCAGGAACATGGTCAGTGGGAAGGTAAAGGTAAACCGCACCACTGGAAAAGTAACAGCAGAAGTCCGATCCAGAAGCGGTCTTTCCAGAATACTCCATGACGGCGGTGTTCTTTATGCCAAAAACAAATCCAAGCCTTTTATATTTCAATTGCCGAATTCTAATTTCACAGATCCTTGGATTGTTACTGATAGAATCGAATTTCCCAGGAGACCGTTTTTGTCTGCTCCAGTAAAAAGGAACAGGAAAAATGTTCTGGAATTTATCATGCGAGCGTGGGGAAACGAAGCGAAAAAATGAGTTCAAAAAAAACGGTTCTTGATACGATAGAAACTGTACTAAAAACGATATCTGGAGTAGGGGATGTTATCCAGTACACAGAAGGCTACACTCAAATTGAGCCAAGCGATTTTCCTGCTTTACTCATTACAGATGAGGTGGCAGAAAGAGAAAGGATTGCATTTTCAAATTCAACCAGTGCCAATGTCATTGACATGGAGGCTTTGCTCAATCTGACAATTCGTGGTAGAATCTTTTCCATAACCAACGAAACAGCCACACCGAGTGACAACTTACTGGGTCTGGTTGAAAAGACATTAAGCACTTCAACTGCGGTAGATGCGGTGGTAAAAGATATCTATCCTTTGACTGATGTGACAGATGAAGGAATCCAGGATAATTTCTCATCTTTTTCCCAGTCTTATGGTGTGCTTTTTGAATATAATCACGCTAATCCATAGGGGGAATTATGGCGAATATTATCGGGAAAGACGGATCATTCAAAGTGGGAGCAACTATTGTTGGCTCATTGGATGCCTGGTCGATTGCAAGAACAATAGGCACTGCTGATGTAACAGCTTTTGGCAGTTCATGGGAGAGTCACGACCCCACTATAAAAAGTTGGACAGCGACTATTAGTGGCACTCTGAACAGCACAGACGCACAGCAACTGGCAATAAGGGATCAATTAGAGGATGGAGCGCTTGCAAACATTTCCTGTAATTTCATGCTAGGGTCAACTACTGCACCAGTTTTTGCAGGAACAGGAATTATAGAATCTGATGCAATCGGTTCTGGTGTGAAAGATAAGGTAACGTGGTCTTGCAACATTAAAGGTGATGGTGCATTAACCTGGGATCCTAGTTAAAAAGGGATCAGATGGATATATCGGTTGAAAAGACTTATGAATTTGTCCCTGTATTTAATGAAAATAAATCAGAAGCAGATCCAATAAAATTTACACTGAGGCAACTGACGACAGCGGAAAGGCAAAGGCTGATGGCAATCGATCCGGTAAAGATTGCACTTAGTTCAGAGTCTGGAAATGGGGTTGCCTTAGATGTTAATTACGAAGGGATGTTCAGAACAGCAGTTCAGAAGATAGAGAATCTTTCAGTGAACCAAACCAAGATCACTACAGCAGGGGAATTTTTAACTGCTCCTGCTTTAGGCGATTTATTAATTGAGGTTTGTATGCAAATTGTTCAGCAGAACGGCAGGAAGGACTCAGACTTAAAAAACTGATTGTAGCCTTCCTTTTACTGCGTGAAGGGTGGGCAGATTACAAACCGAAACCATCAGACATAGAAAGACCAATGGAACTGGTGAAAACTGGAAGCATATCAGGGATTCATCTGGAGTCTGTTAATGGTGAAATTGAACAGAGAGACACAGATTCTGGAGTGTGGGTGGACAGGGACATTATACCAAAAGTGCTGACTGTTCAAAACAGGTTGCTGATAGATATGTTTTTAAAATGCAAATTATTCGGGAATCCTGTGGCTTTTCCTTTTTCTGGTGGATGGGCAGAACAGCCATGCCAGATTGTTGATGTGATAGAAACTTTACTGGTGGCGGAGAAGATGAAAAATGGCAACAACTAGAGACCAGGTAGTAATTGAATTAGTCGCACAGACGCAAAAAGCGATGGGTTCACTCAAAAAGTTTGGGCTTGCTATTGGTGCAATAATAGCCACAGTCAAGACTTTTGAAGCAGTAGCAAAGCATGCTTTCGAGTCAACGATGATGGCAGGAGCTTTAGAGTCACAAGCCATATCATTTGAACAACTCGCACAGTCTGCAAGCGTGTCATCGGATGATGTTTTGGACGCTATGCAAAGGATGACAAAAGGGACTATTTCCACAATTGACCTCATGAGGACAGCGTCACAGGCAAATCTTTTGGGGATCGGTTTCACGGAAATGCCAAAACTTTTGGAGATTGCCAGGGCGTCTGCACTTGCTACAGGTCAGACTATGGATTTTATGTTCCAGTCAATCGTCACTGGTGTCGGTAGAGCGTCACCGATGATTTTGGACAACCTTGGAATCATTTTAAAAATCGGTGAAGCTAACAAGATTTAGGCAGAGCAGATTGGAAAAACAGTTGATGAAATGACGACAGCAGATAAAAAGC